GATAAGACGGGTTTGGCAAAAAAGCCGTTTTGTTCTTCGTTTGACATATTGTTCTAATTTTTAAGTTTTGTTCTTCGATTTAACTTTTCGTTTCGGCTTCTTCGCCAAGCCTGAAACCGTTACCTATCCTTACTTATTAACTTATCAAAAGCATTCTCTCTATTTAAAAAGTTAACCGCATTGATTGAATCGTTTTGCTTTTCTATGGCTTCGATTATGCGGGTTTCGGAATCATTAATTCTTTGCTTTGTTGCGTATGATAATAAAATCATACAAATCACTAATAATAAAAATCTAAATGCTTCCATGTTTTAAGGTTTTAAGTTTTTGTTTTTAATGTTACACAATCGGAAACCATCTTTTTTAGCCAAAGCAATTCTATTCTTTGAAACTAATTTTGAAGTCTTTCCGTTTACCATCCAAACTGAACCGTTTTTAATTAGTTCAGATTCCACTTCTTTTGCCGTTAAAAGCACTTTTTTTGCCTTTTCTACTTGCGTTTTGCTATTAGCTTGTGGGATTGAATTTAATATCAAACTATCAATAGTAATGTCTTTTTGATGAATCAAATCTTTTCTCATGATTAAATAAAAATTCTTAAAAATTGAACAAAAAAGTAAACAAAACCCCAAATGATAAAAAGCCTATCAAAATTAGCTTTTACGAAAAATAGTAATATTTTAAGATTTGTTTTCATTACATTAAAGTTTTACCAAATTTACACAAATACACTTGTTGTCATAATCTCGAATTACTAATTCAATTTCAAAGCAAATACGCATCCAAATTAATAATTCACCCTTTACCGGAATTTCATCCAATTTAAGGCGTTCTAAGAATAAAACTCCTTCATCAGTTTGAAATAGTACTTTTATTGTTTCTTTACCTCTTAAAACGTCTTTTAAACGCTCGTTTTGTTCATTTTGATGTATTGTTTGAATATGCTTTTGATATTCACTCAAAGCCTTTTTTTGTTTTTCTGTTAATTGTTCCATGATTTTTATTTTTAAAATTATTGTTTGAAAGTGTAAATATAAACATAAATATTTCATATAAACAAATTATTTTCATACTTTTTTTTCAAACAACAAAAAACCCACCTATTAAAGTGGGTTTTACATCAGAACGGCAATCCATCTCCATCGTCATCCTCTTCCATTTTGGCTACATCTTCGGGTGTAGCCTCTCGCATTTTATTAACTGGTTCCCAAATGCGTCCGTTTCCTAAATAGGTTCTCATTATCTTTTCACCTCCTTTTGAACGCTCAACTTCATCTTTTGATAATGCAACTGATACACTAAAATCATTATCATATTTATCTTTTTCATCATTATCCCACGTTTCAAGCATCAAATACTTTTTGCCGTTTTCGTGAATTAAAATTTTCTCTTTTGGTATGTCAGTCAAACATATTGACATCGTACGTCTTTTACCTTGCTTTGCCATAATTTACGCTTTTAAAATTTTATTTAATATTCCTTCTAATGCTTTTGGATTTTTTTCTTTTGCTGCCAAACATTGTGCAATTAAATTTTTATCAATTAAATTGTTTGACATGATCGCTTTCAAATTTTCACACAAAGTCAAATAAAAAACATCCGTTCCCTCTGGAGTTGCTTTCCAAATAGCATCGTAATTTTTTACTTCTTTGTCTAACATTGGATAAATAGCTTTTAAATGAGCTTTCATCTTTTGATTTTTCATTGGATTGTTTTTCAAATTCAAATCGTCCAATATCTCTATTGACCTTTGAAATAAAATCCACAATTCAATAATCATTAATCCCGTTTTTTCGCTTTCGTTCATTGTTTAAAATAGTTTTAGTTGTTTTGGTTTTTGCCATTCCGCAAGTCCAGTAGATAAATCAATCATATCGTTAAAAACTGAATCCATTACCCAGTGACCACATTTAAAATGATATTTGTAACCTACTTTCTTTTTTAGTTCAAAAATTCTTTTGTTGTTCGGTTCTGGATATTTAAAGAATTTACCCTTTTTCATTTGATAATCGATTTAAACTATATCCGTTTTCCTTTGCCCATATTGGATTTTCTTCTACAAATTTGTGACCCTCCCTACTTAATGCAACCCAGTAAGTCGTATCTAAAAGCAAATCCCCTATGCGTCCTTTTTTGTGGTGAATGTCCGTTGTCTGCTTTCCAGTAATAGGGCATTTTTGATTTTCTGGTTTAGACAAAAACTCTATTCTTAAAACTTGATATTTTAAATTTTCAATTTTTCGCTTGTCAGAAACTTTTTTAATCGGTTTACAATCTTTTAATTTTAGATTTACTGGTTTTGAGTATTTTCGTTTACAATCGTAACTGCAATAGGAATTTAGACTATTATACTGCCTAAATTCCGTACCGCATTTACATTTTTTCATTCGAAAGTTTTCCACAACTAAACCGCTTTTAAAGTAGCTTTAGAATTATTTAAACCGCTTTCATCTGAATCAAATAAACTATTGCCTCTTTTGCCTAAATAAACAAAATTAAAAGCTTCTTTTTTCAATGTTTCACACGCAGTTGATAAATAGTCGTTAAATTCTTCATCCCTTTCAGAATCAAACAAATCAATTTTAGGAGTTGAAGAAATTGAAATTGATTCATTTTCACAATTCAAACTTCCTTTAATTTTTATGTGTTCTAAATCTCCACTTCCAAAAAAAGAAACTTTTTTAACCTCACATCGTTCATATTCATCTAAACAACCATTAACGGCTAATCTCAAAGATTCTTCATTTTTTCGGTTGTGTTCACGTGCAAACTCCCATCCCGATGTTAAACCCAAAGAAACTGCCATGGCTTTTTTAAAATCTGAAATACTAACTAACATTTCATCATGTGGAATAGAGTCGCTTTCAACAGTCAATAAATCATTTCTTTTTGTCAAATCATACCATTGTATGGTTAATCTGTTTTTTAAATCTACTGCAATAGATTCAAGTCCAAAATTTTTGTAATCAATTGGTTTCATAAAATATATTTAAAAATTAATAATCACTTAAAAAATAAATCCAGTTTCACTTGCTCCGATTTCACACGCCCGTAAAATCTAAAAATTAAAAAGTTACCCTCGTTTTTGTATTTAAAGTTAATCGAATCAATGTACTTTGTCGAATCATCATCTAAAACATTCATTGAAATAATATCGTTTCCTTTTTTATTTGCGTTTAACGTTTGACGTGAACTTGGAGTTTTTAAAACATCCAAAAGCAATTTACACCAAAAGTAAGCAACGTTATCCAAATCAATATCTTTTGTACGTCTTACTTCTATTTCTATATTTAGCTTTTCCAATTCTGGCAAATATCCAATTTTATCAACTAAAAATCGTTTACAGTCATTCGTTATTTTTTTGATAACCATAAAATGAACGTTTTGAATGTAGAACAAATTAGCAGTTAAATAGTGCTTATCATAAACATCATGACCGGCTAATTTACTTTTATTGACTTTTTTTACATTGTAATACGTTGGAGGGTCTTGAATGATAACCTCTTTTATTAACTCTAAATCGTTCATAGTCGAAATCCTAGTTTAATTAGTTCGTATTTTTCTACTGTATCAAAATGATAATCTTTTTTTATTTTTTTGTAGCAATCAGTTTCAAACATTTTTTCATTTACACCATTGAAAATAAAATAGGTGTTTTCTTTGTGTAAACTTGCAACAACTTGAACTTCTATTTCGCTTGGTTTATACAAATTTATGACATTACAAACTTGTGAACGTTTTAAACCGAATTTTTGCCCTATATTTTCCAATGTATATTCAGGATTTTGTATAAAAAATTCGTAAATATCAGTATTTCGTTCATGTAGTTGACTACTCATTTTTTTTCGTTTTTACTTTCAAATTCTTTCAATTTATTATACCAAAAAATACAAGTTTTATTGATAGCTTCATTTATCGTATCTTTTGTTAAAGGTGTTTTGTAACGTGTTAAAATTCCGTTGTTATCCACCTCTACATACATTTTCATTGAAACATGAACTGGATAAACCTTTATTCCTTTTTGATGAATGTATGTTAGTTGATCACTACTTGCTGTTACTATTGATGTACTCGATTTCTTTTTTGGCACTTTCCAATTCAGATTTTAATTTATTAATTTCTTTTTGATGCTCTAAACTTAAAACACGCAAATCACTTTTTAACTTTTCATTTGTTTTAACCTCAGAAACGTATTTAGCTACTGCTGACTTATTCAAAATCTCTAATTGAGTGCAATAGTTGTTTATCCTGAGTAATGCTGTTAAAAGGTCTAAAAATTGCTTTTTATTTTCTGGTTTTGATTTTTCGCTCCACTCTTGTAATTTTTCAGATATAAAAAGCATATCGCTTGCGTTTTTATCCTCTAACAACCACTGAGCCGTATCTGCATACTCAAATCTTTGACGTTCCTTTTCTAAAACTTTTGAAAGTAATTTTAAATAATCATTTTCTTTTTGAGTTTCTGCTTTTCGCTTTTCGTTCAAATCATTCATAAATTATTTTTTTAAAATGGAACATCGTCATCGTCATTCTCGCTATTTGGCAAATCTAAACTCAGTCCAATAGGTTTAAAATACTCTTGTTGTGCATATCGTTTTTGACCGTCAATTTCAGCGTAAAACCTTGCCTTTGAAACATCAAAAAACATTTTTACAATTCCGTTTTTAGCAACTGATTTCGGTTTTGATTTGTTAATAATAACCTCAACTTCATTATCAGTCCTATCAACTCTATGAACGGTTATCATTACTTTTCCGTTGTCGTACCATGCCGTACCACCTTTTAAATCATAAGGAGTTGCTGCAATACGTAAACCGTTTTTATCTTTTTCAGTTTTCAAAGGGTGTATGATTGTGTGAAAATGAATTTTATGTTCTTCTGCCATTGCATTACGATACGATAAAACATCGTCCAGATATTTGTCGTCCCGGCTAAACGTTTCGCCAGTTATCCCGGTTCCATGTTTTAAATCTTTCCAACTGTCAATCGTTGCGGTGTGTAATTTACCGGAATTTTGTTTTTTAACCTCAACTGACAAATCCCAAAATTGATACGGTGTAATTTTAGCTTTTAAATCCGTTTTATGAACGATTTTAAAATGATCCAATATCCACGGCAACCATTTATAAATTTCAGCTTCATTAATTAAATTATGCTTAAATCTTTTATCAAATGTTTTACCGGTTAATTTATGCATTAAAATAGCTAAAACCTCGTTTTTGTCTCCAACGTCCGGCACGTACACCAAATGAACCCATCCGTAATATTGAGATGTATTTAAAAGCAATTCCAAAAGAAATTCAGATTTTCCAGAACCACCAGAACCAGTCCAATCAGTACATCCACCAAGCGACATTGTATAGTGTTCATGTAACAACGGAAACCCTAAATACTGCCCTCGCATTGCTCCTTTGTTGAGGTATTCAATTATCGATACATTGACATCGTTATTGTCTAATATTTTGAATCCGTTAATCATTTCTTTTTAGTGGTTAATGTGACCG